AACTTTTGAGAGGTCTTACAAAACCTTTTTTCCGATACCGGGAATCGAACCCGGATCTTAGCCTTGAAAGGGCCGTATGCTAACCGTTACACCATATCGGATGAAATCCTCCCACGAGGCCTATACAATAGTATCCACAACTCTTTATATCCTTTTACACAATTACTTGCCCTTCATACCACCGCTCAAAGCCTTCTTAATGGTCATAACCTTTGTCTTCTTAGGAACTGGAACAGCAGCCACCTCCTCATCCTCCTCCTCCTCTCCAGTCGGCTGCTCAGGAGTCTCCTCCTCAAGAAGACCAGTAGCCTTGGAAAGCTGACTAGAAGGCTTCTCCTCAACCACGTCATCATTCACAAAGCCATAGCCACGCAGACCAGCAGGAACAGAATCCAGGCGAACTTGAACGGCCTTCCAACTCAGACCAAACTTTCCACCAGCAAACCAAACACCCGTGCACTGCATAAGAGCAGTCACCTCAACCTTCTTCACAAGGAAACTCTCAATAGGATTCTCGTCATCCAGCACGAGAGGCTTTGCATTAGGATTTGTCTTAGCCTTCTCATCGTAAAACTCAGTCTCAAAGTTGCCCTCACGATTCTTCTTGAGCTGAAGCTTGACATTAGGAGGATAAGGAGTCCTGTTGCCATCCTTATCACGTCCAAACTTTACGATTGGGCTATAAAACGCCTCAATCACCTCGCGCTTCATATCACTCTTAAACCATAGCTTGCTATTCTTAACACCAAGCTCAATCATATACTCGTCTAGTGCCACCAACGCCTCATAAAATGCACGAACCTTAGGATTCTCCTGATAACCGCGTAGAGCAAGATCAAAGGAAAACTTAGGAGGACCAGCCTTGTCAAATACATTTAGACCAAAGGGACTCGGAAGAGAAGGAGTCTGCATAACTAGATTGCGCGAGTCACCATAATTTACATATGCCATCTTACCGCCAGACTCAAGAACCTTGAGCTGACCAACAGAAACCTTGGAAACAGTAAAACTAGAAGGCTGAACAATACTCATTTGTGTGGGACTTATAAATACGGGTGGAGGGGAAATCAACTTTTTTTCGTTTTTTTTAATTAAGAAGGGCTATATTTATTTTTTAACATCTGTGTAAAAGATGTGTATATAAATAGAAGACATGAATTCCAGTGATTATCTTCGCAGAAAAACAAAAGGTCTTTCACAGACAATCGGATTTCAACGCGGTGAAGATTCTTCCTTACAAACAATGAAAGTCCAAGCACGTGCTACAAAAACGACACGTGTCACAGCAGTCGCTACAAATCATTCCAAGATTGATAAAACAATGGCAACAAATATCCCGACTGTTATAAATGCATCTGGATGTAGTACCGTTGTAGGAAATGGACAAAGTGGTGGTGTATTAATAGCCGATATGACAGCCAATCGCATTATTGGAGCACAAAGTTGTGCGGTTTGCTCTGATGCTCCATCATCTGCTCCATATGCGGTTGTTCTTCCTTGTGTCACACCTCTTCCAGATATTAAAAATGCTCCTGGAAAGACTGTATGTTGCCAAGATGATATGAGTCAATTATATAGAAATAATAACGAATTAATTGCCGATCAAGGGCGTAAATCGGCATTTCGCACCGGCTTTCATTTACCGAATAAACTTCAAGGATTGCGTGGACCTATTGTAAATAATCGCTATTAAATAAAATAACTAATTTATAAATAGATGTCTGCAACAACCGTGCAAAATGATGATCATAAGGATTTAAGTAAATGTAAGGATACTGTGATAGAAATTGAAAGTACTCAATTTCCAGCAGTTCCAACACCCGAATCATTGGAAAAATTTCGTAAGATTTCAGTGAGTGGAATATTTTCAAATAGAAAAAGTGAAACATATATAAGTAAATTGATTGCTGAAAATCGTATAAATCGGAATGATTTACAAGTTATTCTTATAGCCTTTGTAGTTAGTTTAACGAACGCTGATACAAGCAAGGAAAAGGATAATACAAAAATGTTTGGCTATTTAACAAAAATAAAAGATGCTAATTTGGTACCTAAGGAACTTATACGAGTATTCAAAGGAATATTACATTTATCAAATCCAAATATAAAAACACTTAAGCCTTACGTAATAAAAAATTATAAAAATTGTTTAACTTGGTTTATAAATGAACTACTTGATATGGTATATAATGAAAAAGGTTGGATTGATCTAAACTATATGAAAGATGTATCGGATCTTTTCAAACAAACGATAGATTATATTTATGGGAAAAATTATTTATTAGCTCCTATTGAAAAGATTTTTGATGAAAAAGATAATATTGAAATTAGAGCAGCGTATCATTTAAAATGTATAAAAGAAGTTCTAGTAACCCTTGTATTTGACAGGAATGATATTATAAAGGTTGATATTGCAAAAAAGTTATTAAAAGAAGATTTTTATGATAAACTACAAAAAAATAGTTGGAAGAAGGTGATAGATGATGCAGTTAGCTTTACAACTCTTATTTTAAATGCGAACAACGAGATTTCCCCTGATGATATGACTAAGTATGTAGAAAAGAATATGGAAAATATTAACATGAGATTTCAAAAATCAATCGATGACAAAAATGTAAATAGTTATTTTGATACAAGCATTTTCGATACACTTTCCGAAAACGGATTAAGGAAAAAGATTTGTGATAAATATGATTTTATAAGAGAAATAGCAGCAGACGTACGTTATGAACAGTTTACACCAGCCCTTTATCTGGCAAAAGCTGGTCCTATATATCCTCATGCAATGATGTGTTGGTTATTGCAACAAAATGCAGATTTTGCATTGAGTGCATATACAGAGGAATGTACAGGTTTAATTATTTCACCATACTGTGAGACAATAGGAAATCTTTCTGAAAATATGTACACGCATCCAGAAACTCGTATGTATATAATAAAATGCGTAGCAATGAAAAACATTCTACAAAGGTTAAATCAACGTGGTAAAGAACCAGAACCAGTCTTTTCAAAAGATGTTGACATTAAATTGGGAGAAAATCTAACACAATGGAAAAAAACAAGAAGTAGTTCTTATGTGAGAGGATATCAATGTCCAAGAGAGCCGTGGGGTTATAGCAAAGTTACAAATACAGCAACACTAAAAGGATGTGGCATACCAGGTACGAGCACTAGAAGTAGAATAATTCGCGAACCAAGAAGATGGGCTTGGGGGAGAACTGGCGACCCCGTAAAAAATAATGCCAGACTTCAACAAAAATATTTTGCCGCTTCATTGGTACCAGGAGGTATGTTTGTTATAGGAGGAGGTGTGCTATCTACAGTTGTTGGATTTAAAGTGGGTCTAGCTATTATTGCTGTTGGGGCACTTACTATTATTCCTTCATTCCTTATTGTTTTTGGAGGTTCAGCAATTATTGAAGCAACACGTGGAGCTATTGTTTCTGCTACTGCAGAGTATAAACCACCGCCAACAGATTCTTATTTTATGTTAGCACCATATTCCGATTTTAGGAAAGGTCAAGAAATTAATATAAACGGATTAACAGAAAATATGAAAAATAGTCTGCTGCTCCTTCATGATGAGAATAGTATCAATCTAAAAGAAATGGATAAAGAAATAACAGAAGAACAAAAAGCTTTAGCTCAACAAAATGTAGGAGGAGCAGCAGGTGGAGGAGGGGGAGGGCGTGGTGGAGGGGGAGGAGGAGGGGGAGGGGGAGCAACAATAAAGAAAAGAAGAAGCTATTATAATTATAGACGCAGTTTTAAAAATAGAAAATAATTACAAGAAATAAGATACTTAGCAACGTGTACTATAATGTATAAACGATAGATAGTCATTGTGTAAAATGGAGTATAAAGAAAACACAGGTTTTTACAGATTCTTAGGAAAGCTTTGTACAAATGTATCAATTGGAAAAAGTCTGAAGATCTTGTCGCAACCAAGGAAATGCCTCGGCGGCTTGAGGAATAGATGCCACCATTGCCATTAAAACATAAAGAGCAGAACAATTCTGAAGTGTTCTGTCTTTTGCACGAGATACGAAAGAATTCATTAAAGAAAGATTCACTTTTCTCCATGTTTTTAATGAATTGATTTTTTCTGAAATAATTTGAGGCGTCCATCGAAATAAGGGAGACCTACCAGAATTAAAATCAGGTATAAAATTTTCTTTTTCTTGAATCGTAAGATTTAGGTCATGTGTCCACATGTTATATAGGCTTGTGTAAAAGGAATGATGTTGATTTACTGTCATGTTTTCAAACCATATAAGATTGACAGCATATCCCAGTGAATTTAATTTGAGAAATACATCTAAGACTTTCTGATTCCATATCTGTTCGGGCGTTAATTCAACGTCATTTATAAACATCACTGGTTTTTTTTGACGTATGAGACTTTCTGTTAATGTCTGTAATCTTCTAACTACAGATGTATCAAGAGTTTCTTGAGTATATGGGTTTTTCATTTCGTTGCCATAATGTATTAATTGGATGAAGAATCTTATATCAAAGGTCCATATATTTTGTTTACCATCCATAAAACTGAAGCGATAGATCAAGGGTATTTTGGAAATTATTTCCAACGTACATATTTCTGTATCATTTTGTGAGATCTGGGGTGTAAATGTTGAAGGTCCATGTACTCTTCTTGAATTCATTCGTCCATGTAACTTCCAGAATTTATATATTTTTGCCAATGCTATACGCTGTTTAGACGTGATAGGGGGGACTTTTTTTACAAAGAGGATTTTTGAATTGCGATGTCTTGAACAAAAGCCGTCATGTGTTGCTTTTGACGTACATTTCTCATCAGGATGTTTCTTTGATTTTATACTCAGACAGACGTCCATCTACCGTTGAATATTAATTTCGGAGGAAACATACTATGAACGGTCCAAATCATAAGATAGTATATAAATGTATTAGATCTTACACATAAATTCAATGAATAATTCATAAGACCGGGAATAACATTCCCTTTAGATTTAATGAAAAGATAATAAAATTCTAATGAATGACTCTGGTAAGTCAGGACTTCAAAATAAAAACGAACGCAGTATGTCGAAAATTGATTTCCGGTATATACTTATGAAAAAAAGTGATTTCTACGACGTATTGTTATATAAGTCCCGCGTAAAATGTCCTCTCATTCTTCCTCCTCCGTGAATATAATGAGCTCTCCTGCATCCAATGCCAAGAAGGTGACTAAGTCTGCCACTGCTTCTGCTTCTTCCACTCTTGCCACTCCTGCCCCTGCCACTGCCGCCCCCGTGGCAAAGGGCAAGGCCGCTGCCACTGCCGCCGCCCCTGTTGCTGCTGCCGCCCCTGCTCCTTCTGCTCCTCTGGCAAAGGGCAAGAAGGCCGCCGCTGCTTCTGCCGTAACCACTGCGGCAACCGCAGTAGCAACTCCTGCCCCCACTGAGGCCACTGAGGCTGCTGTGGTGCCTGAGGAGGTTCGTCTAGAGGCCGAGGCAAAGAGCATCACTGCACGCCTACTGGCCGTGCGTGAGACTGTTTCTGAGCTGATCTCTGAGGCCAAGCGCCTAGAGAAGAAGGCCGCCAAGGTTCAGAAGATGGCCGACAAGCGCAGGAGGCGTAAGGCCCCTGTGGAGGGTGAGGAGGGCAAGCCTGCCCGCGTGAGCATCTTTCAGGTGCCTACTGACATCTCCCCTGCCCTCTGTGCCTTCATGGGTCGCCCTGCCGGCAGCAAGGAGAGCCGTAGCAATGTCACCAAGTTCGTGACGACCTACGTGAAGGAGAAGAACCTCAAGGACAAGCACGACATCAAGGGTGATGCCGCTCTCCTGAAGCTTCTAAATCTAAAGGCCGAGGACAAGCTGACCTACTTCAACCTCCAGAAGTACCTCAACGTCCACTACCTGAAGAAGAGCCCCACTGAGGCCACTGCCTAAATCGTATGCCTTTAAAAAGACAAAAAACAAAACACAACAAAACAGCTAAATTTTATTTTTTTGCTATCAAAAAAATAAAATGTAAGTCGCTCTCATTCCAACAACGGACTCGTAAATCTCAATGAATTTTGCAACGCTTTTCTCGGATCAACACTTGGAGATGGAAATACAAATCCCATTGATTCAAGAACTCCTCTTCTTCCAACAGTATATCTCCAAGCATAATGATTCGGTCCAAGAATATTATACCCTTTTAACACAGTCTCTTGATCAATAATCCATTGTGATTGAATCTTCCAGAAATGTTTCGCTTTTACGAAAGAACCTTTTGCAAGAATAGCAATTAAAAATATTTCTGCCCAAGATTCCGTCAAAACTTCACGTATTTCTTCAGAATTATTCATATCATCGGTACATGCAGCATGAAGAAGTTCATGTACGAGAACACGAGCCACTTCTTCTTCCCTGTAAATAACAATTGTTTCAGGACTACATACATATGCATATCCACCATTAATATGAACCGGTTGAATAGATTCTTTATGTAAAGAAGCATTTACTGAATTTTCTAGTATATTCGCTTCTGGAAATGTTCGCAATCTAGGATGAGCGAACCATATCATACGCCACAAAGATTTTCCAACACGAGGTGTTCCAAAAGATGAGAAAATTCGTCCAAATAACTCCCATGGAATTTTTGTATTGGGATATACAATTGCTAAGACTTTCGCATTTTCACACCGTTTACATAGAAGCTTTGCCAATCCTGCTTGATAATCTTTATATACTTGTTCTCTTAAATGAAGAGGATCAAAGGGAGAAGGGCTTTTCAAACCTTCTTGAATAATGTGTGTAATATCATCATCTGTAGGTTCATCGCGAACCCATGTTTGTTTCTTTACATTCATTTTCTTTACAATAAGTTCCAGAGGATTCAAACTCATTTATTTTTACGTGATATTGTTTTTTTGACTTTGACAGGCTGTATTGTTTCTGGACTTAGAGCATTTCGTATTAAAAGAAGATAATTTTCCCATAATATAGGAATTCTATAAGAAGGAACTGTTTGTCCTGAGCCTGTAAACGGCTGTGAGATACAAATAGAAGATAAATGATTTCTTTGAGCTTGTGTTAAAGGGATTTTATCTAGAGCAAACATGAGTTGATGAAATCCATCTGTCCAACGTATATTGCGATGTAGAAATCCATAGACAAGAGATCGTATTTTTTTCACATCAGATAGTGTGGCCGGATTTATCATCCATTTTTTATAAATCTCTACAATTTCATCTTCTAAAGAAATCAATGTTCCAGGAAGAGAATTCGCCGATGCATTTTTTTTTAAAAGATCTAATGATAAATCTTTTCCATA